TCCATCATTACCAGAATAACTTGCACCTGACCAAAGATAAGCAGAACCTAGTGAAGTTCTCTTAATCCAAAAGCTACTTGTCCATTTCTTTTGGTTACCTGAAGTACCGGGAGTTCTTTGTAAATGTGCTTCTCCTATAGGAAAACGTACAGACTGAGTTGCAACACCATTGTAGAAATCTGCACCACCATGTTCTTCACCTGCACTTGTATTAAATATAAGACTCATATTAAATTCCTACCTTAAACCAACGCTTGTGACACAGATAAAAATATTGTATCGTCACCACTTGCTGCACTACAAAAGTAAGATACCATATATGTACCAGTAACTTGTAATACTGCTAAAGATGCTGCTGATATGTTAACACTAGCGTGCATTGAAACACTATGATTACCAGCATTGACAAACATAATAGTACCAGACTGTCCAATAATAGGATTTTCAAATGTAAATACAGTACTACCAGCAGTGGTGGTAGCGATAAAATTATTACCTAATGCTAAGTTCACTTCATCATTACTACCATTTTGTAACAACATATTTAATGCTGTATAAGTTGATGACCTTGCTCTACCATCTACAGTTACATCATTATTTATAGTTAATGAAATATCATCTTCAACAGTCATAACGGCTGTACCATCAAACTGTTGGAATATAATATCTTTGGCATCTGTTAATGGTTTTATAACTACATCACTTGATGAATTAGCAATACTTAATTTATTACCTACTAAACCTAAACTAGCATTATCTTCTATGCGAATTACTTCTGTACCATCATATTGTGAAATAACTAAATCATCAGCATCAACGGCTGGTTTCATTATAACTTCCCCTGCAGTACCGTCCAAATCAAAGGTTATTTGGTCAACTCCACCGTCTTGAAGTTTAATATCACCAGTTGTAGAGTTTAAATGTAATTCACCAGTTGCATCTATTGATATAGGTGTTGCGGCTATAGTTAGTCCTGTTGTACCATCATGTGTTAGTGTGGCATCTGCTCCTGCTCCTAATGAAATAAGGGCAGAGTCAGAATTTAGAATTAAATCATCGCTGACGGTAAGGTCGTTAAAAGTAAGATTTGTAAAAAGATCATAAACAACGCCGCCACTACCAAGTCCATCCGTTGCAATTACTTTAGTCTCACCTGCTACAATAGCAACATTAGCACCACTGCCAGCAGTAAATGTTAAAGTATAGCTTGTTGCATTATTCATAATCCAAACTTTTGAGCTTGTGTTTGGAAGAAGCGTTACAGTACAAGCTTGCCCCCCTCCAGTTAGCTTTAAGGCTAAAGATCTATCTGCATCTGCCGCACCATCGGCTATTGTTATGTTATCCGTAGAAGCATTGGCTATTGCTCTTGTTCCCCATGCAAAGGCTTGACCAATTAACTCTAAGTTAGTGTTAGTCGTAGCTCCCCATGTTCCAGCCTGTTCTCCGTCTGTTATTTCTTCTAATCTTAAATGATTTACATATGTACTTGCCATGTTATATCCTTATGCTGCTACTTTAATCCAGTTTGGTGTCTGCGAGGCTGTTATAGCTGAAAAATTTGATGTTTGGGCTGTATCAATTAAACCCCAAACATTTTCTTCTCCAGTTGATCCAGTGGCACTTAATCCTGTAGGAAATACCCCTATGGAAAACGTAGGTGCGTGAACAGTGCCTACTGCACTTGTGCCTACATTAGTTGATGCTGTAAGTAAGGAAGAACCTGTAACACTTTCTGAACCAATAGCACTTGTCATAGCTCCTTGTGTAACAGCTACAGAAACACTTCCAACAAAACTCGTTGTTCCTAAAGCACTGGTTAGTGCCGATTGAGTAACAGCAACTTCTCTTGAAGGAACAACAACAACTGAGCCTAAAGCACTGGTTAACGCAGATTGAGTAACAGCAACAGGAATAGCCCTGTTCCATGATCCTTGAGTCCAAGTACCTCTACCCCATCCAGTTATATTAGCCATGTTTTACCTCACAGTTGTTCGGTTAAGCAATTCGTATAATAGCATTACTTGCATCAGCAGTTGGAAACTGAACTGTAAATGTTCCAGATGTTGATGTTTTGTTGCTTGTAAAATCTAAAACACAAACAGCAGCATTATTAGAAGCTGTGTCATTATATATTAATGCTCCCATTGCAGTAATTGAAGCTGTTGTAAAACTTATATCTGCAAAATCTGTAATTCCAGTTGTTCCAGAATTAGTTGGAGCTACTTTAGTTAGTTCCCCACCACCTGCTGCATAACTACCACTGTTATCAACTTCTCCAGTTGTGGTATATGCCGTTGTTGTGGCTCCTAATGTTGCAGTAGTATTTGATTTACCACCACTACCTTCTGCATAGAGTGCTAACCTAAAAGTATTACCATTAGTTGCAAAATTATGTGTAGCAGTCATTAATTCTTTTTTAAATGTGGTACATAATGCTGGTGCTATCGCCATTTTATAATCTCCTTATATAGTCTGCCAATTCTTTATGGCCTGAATTTCTTATAGTATGAACTATTGTAGCACGTTCCTCTTGCCTTGCCAAGATTAGATAATGAAACAAAAGTTTTTTAACATTTTCTTTAAATACATGAGCTTGATCTCTTATAACGTCAGGAGCATTATCAGAAACCGCTACTATTTTGTCAACCGCCATTTGTGCAATCTGCTCATCGGAAAGACCTCCATTATTTGAAGTCATTACACTGACTGGAGCTACTTCTATTTTTGTATTGAAACTAATCATTATCTTGTATCTTCCTCTCTACCATATATTCTTGGAATTGCATCCAAAGGCTCTGGTGGTTCTAACTTTGATTTTCGTGTAATTAACATATTTCCTTCATGTACTGTAGAAACAATAGGATCTTCTAATCTATGGTATCCATACAATTTTTCTTCATCTGGAACATTAGTATCTAAAAGTGTGGAATTATGTGCTATTTCAATTTTTATACCTTTTGTAGTGGCAATAGCCAACCAAAACTCCGTACAAGCTCTACCTGCTTCTGCCATATGCGGTATATTTTTATAGCTAAAATCTATACCATATAAACATATTTTTCCTACTTCTTTAGCTATAGCAAAGGCTATAGCATACGGAACCGTATTATTTAAATAAGCATATTTTGTTTTTTCTAACACTTCTTGTAAAGGATATTCTATTACATCTGGACATCTTTTATCTAAACAACAAGAATAAATAGGAATATCTAACTTCTTTAATAGTCTATTTTTCATTGAATTTGTCTGTTTTCCAGCCATTTCTCCATCTAAAAAACGAGATGCTGGATCAAGCATAAACACACGATCATGGAAAATAACAGAAGACATGGCGTTTATTGCCCATACTTCATCAAAAGCTTCACTTCTTGTTTTAGCGAAAATATAGTCTGAAAAAGTATTGCCTAAACCAACAATTGCTATTGTTTTGTTTTTTAAATCACTCATGTTCTTGGGCTTATTAATTTTCCTGCTCTAAAAGCGTCTATATCTTCTATACCTTCTGCATAGTTCTTTAATCTAGAAAGCGCCTCCATGTACCTATCAGAGTACATTTTTATTACATCCGCTTCACCCTTCATAAAAGTATAAGCTTCAACTAAAGAGCCATATAACAAAGCATCTGATGCATTTGTGCCTATCCAAGTTGTTCCGCTATCATCCGTTGTTATCGATGCTGGTCTATAAAAATAATGTAATTCTGCGGTGTAGGACGCGTTAGGGGTTGGAGAAACAATAAAAGTCTCAACATCAAAAGGAGCGTAGTATTTTGGGTTGCCTGTTGTAGAGTTTCCTCCCGGAGTGTATTGTTGTATAAAGCTGACATCTTTTTGTAGGAGAAAGTTAGTGTTTCCACTTGAGTCAACAAAAGCTAAAGAAAAAGAAGAAAGATAATCGCTAGGCACAGCTAAAAACTTGTTACCACTAGTAAATGTTCCAGACACATTCTTGCGAAAATATTCTAAATCTACTGATTTAAAAATCCGTTCCTCTGCATTTGTTATAAAAAAAGGTATTTCTGCTACAAAAGTTGTTTCAGCGTTGTCTGTCCAATCTTGGATTGATTGGGTTAAGGTAGTGTATGTCCATGCCATTATGTTATACTCACTATTATGCGCTCACCGTTACGGGGCCTGCCGTTGCACGACCACCTCCACCAACAACACCGCCAGAGGTTGCCGTTTCTCCATTAGCTGTAAAGGTATAAGTATCTGTTGTCACAACAGTAATTGTATACCCCGTAGCTTGTTCTATGACAGCTTTAGTAAAACCGTCTAATCCGTAAACTTTTCTAAATCTTACTGTGTCATTAGAAACTCTTCCATGACTTGTTTCTTGCACTGTTATAATGCCCGAACTGGCCGATCCTGTGGTAAAAGGATTAAAATTTAAAAGAACTTCTATTGCATTCTCAACGCGACTAGGTCTTGCATCTTTTAAAGCTTGCGGGTCTGCTCCAGATTTAAAAGGACCCAACTGAGGGTGTTTTGGTTCAAATTCATCTCGACCAACAAAGGCACCATTCCATTCTTTTTTCATATCTCCATACTTGTATCTCATACCAGATCTATCCGATATAGCATAAGCATGTTTTCCGTTTGCAAATTTACTCATTAATTAGACCTAAGATATGTATATTGAGGTGTTACACTAAAGCTAGATCTATCTCGATCCTCTCCTATGGCTCTTTCAAACTCCTCTTCGTATATTGCTTTCAACATCTGAGTTCTTTGAGGTGCTTTTTTCAAAGAAATATAATAAGCTAATCCTGCGGCTAGGCAAGGATAAAACCTAAAAGGAACCGCTACAGTGTTCACAGAAGAATCCGCATCGTCTATTCTGGTTA